TGCTACTGCTGACTTGCAGGCTGGATATTTACTGTTCGCAAATGACGAACTAGTAGATGTAAGTTTAATTCTTACTTCCGCACACGCAACCGCTGTAGGAGATTATGTTATCGATAATGTTGCTGAGATTCGTAAAGATGCTATGGTATTCTGCTCTCCACAGAGAAGTGCTGTAGTAAACAACGAAGGTTCAGAATCAACATCAATCATTTCAACCTCTGACCTCAATGCGTATACTCGCTCATCTTATGCAGTATATGATTCTGGTTGGAAATACATGTATGACAAGTACAATGACAGATATGCTTATGTTCCTTTGAACGGAGATGTCGCTGGTACTTGTGTTGTTACAGATAAATCTAGTGACCCTTGGTTCTCGCCTGGCGGTCTTAATAGGGGACAGATTAAAAATGCAATCAAACTTCCATACAATCCAGATAAAGCAGACAGAGATATACTTTATAAAAATAAAGTTAATCCTGTAATAACTCAACCAGGTCAAGGAACATTGCTATTTGGTGATAAAACATTACTATCTAAACCAAGTGCATTTGATAGAATAAATGTAAGAAGATTATTCATTGTTCTAGAAAAAGCAATAGCAACTGCAGCTAAGTTTACTCTATTTGAATTTAATGATGAGTTCACTAGAGCACAGTTCCGTAATATGGTAGAACCATTCTTACGAGATGTACAAGGCAGAAGAGGTATATTTGACTTTAGAGTTGTATGTGACGAAACAAATAACACTGGAGAAGTAATTGATGCTAACAGATTTGTAGGAGACATTTATGTTAAACCTGCAAGAGCAATTAACTTCATACAGTTAAACTTTGTAGCGGTTCGTACAGGAGTTGAATTCTCTGAAGTTGTTGGTCAATTCTAAGATAAATAGTTAGGTAAAAGGAGAAGCAATAATGGCTTTTAATATTAACGAAATAAAATCCCAACTAGCTCTTGGAGGCGCACGTCCGTCACTCTTTCAAGTGACATTGACTAACCCTGTAAATGCAGCTGCGGATTTAAAATTCCCGTTCATGTGTAGAGCAGCGCAAATGCCTGCTTCTACATTAGGAACAATCGAAGTACCGTACTTCGGTCGTAAAGTAAAAATTGCTGGAGACAGAACTTTTGCTGAGTGGACAGTTACTTTAATACAAGATGAGGATATGATTATTAGAAACTCTATGGAAGAGTGGTCTAATAGTATTAATTCACATCTAGGTAACTTACGTTCATTTGCTACAGCAAGTCCTACTCTCTATAAAGCAAACGCAACAGTGACCCATTTTGGGAAAACTGGTCTTCCGTTGAGAAATTATACATTCAATGGTTTATTTCCAACAGAAGTAAGCCCTATTGACTTAGACTGGAATACAACAGATACTTTAGAAGAGTTTACTGTTACATTCCAATATGACTATTGGGAGGTTGGTGGTGTTACCGGTAATGCTGGTGGCACATAAATATATAATGAAAATATAAAGGTGAAATTAATATGGCGGAATTATTTGGGTTTGAGTTTAAAAGAAAAGGTGTAAAGACCGAAGAAGATATAGGTTCTTTTGCACCAAAGATAGATGACGAAGGTGCTATAACAGTCGCAGAAGGCGGTGCTTATGGTACCTACGTTGATCTAGAAGGCTCAACCAGGACCGAATCAGAACTCATAACAAGATACAGACGTATGGCTTTACAGCCAGAGTGTGAACTTGCCATTGATGATATAGTCAATGAGACTATTGTCTATGGAGAAGAGCATAAGATTTGTGAAGTGAATTTGGATAGCTTAGAAGGTAGTCCAAAACTTAAACAACTTATACGTGAAGAATTTGATAACACATTAAGACTATTAGATTTTAATAGTAAAGGTTATGAAATCTTTAGACATTGGTATATTGATGGTAGACTATACTATCATGTAGTAGTAGATAGAGACAATCCAGAAGATGGTGTTAGAGAATTACGTTACGTAGATCCAAGAAAAATTAAAAAGATAAGAACAGTTCAAAAGCAAAGGATTGGAAACGCTTCTGCAGTATCTGGACCAGGTGCTGTAACAATACAAAAGACTAAAGAAGAATATTTTATCTATAATGAAAAAGGGTTCACAGGTTATCCTGGTGGATCTCCTACCGCTGCTGCTGGTGAGCAAGGTGTTAAGATAGCAAGAGATTCAGTTATCAATGTGACATCTGGTATGATGTCTGAAGATAATAGAATAGTATTATCACATCTACACAAAGCAATCAAGCCATTAAACCAATTACGTATCTTAGAAGATGCAACTGTTATATACAGAATATCAAGAGCACCTGAAAGAAGAGTGTTCTATATTGATGTAGGTAATCTTCCTAAGATGAAAGCAGAACAGTATCTAAGAGATATGATGGTAAAGCATAAAAATAGATTAGTCTATGATGCTGGTACTGGAGAAGTAAGAGACGATCGTAAGTTCATGACAATGTTAGAAGACTATTGGTTACCTAGAAGAGAAGGTGGTAGAGGTACAGAGATATCATCTTTAGGTGGTGGTCAAAACTTGGGTGAGCTAGAAGACGTACTATACTTCCAAAAGAAATTATACAGATCATTGAATGTTCCTGTATCAAGATTAGAATCAGAAACTGGTTTCCAACTTGGTAGAAGTACAGAGATAAGTAGAGATGAATTAAAATTCCAAAAGTTTATTGGTAGAACTCGTAATAGATTCTCAATACTATTTAATAAAGTTTTAGAGAAACAATTAGTACTTAAAGGTATTATGACTTTAGAAGAGTATAATGAAGCTAAAGAGTTTATTAGATACGACTTTATGGAAGATAATCATTTCCATGAACTTAAAGAAATGGAAATTCAAACAGAAAGAGTTAACGCCCTAAATAATATTGATCCATTTATTGGTAGATATTTCTCACAGAGATGGGCCAAGAAGAATATTTTAAGAATGACAGATGAGCAAATGGAACAAATGGATGCTGAAATAGCAGAGGAACAAGAGGATGGAACTATTCATCAAGAACTTGAGCCTGCTGGTAAAGAAGCACAGCCAGAAGAACCAATGGACGATCAACCTCCTGAGGAAGAACCGCCAGCTCAAGAATTATAAATATATATACGTAAGGATATTATTATGCCAGAAAACAATAGTGACGAAATGATTAAGTTTGCAGCCACAGGTAAACCAGCAAAATTTGGAGACGCCTTTGGCGATCTAATGAAAGACAAAGTAAATGCTGGCGTGGAAGCTATTAGAGCAAAAGTCGCAGCTAAGCTAGCAGGATTGGATCCAACAGGAGAAGTTGGTGATGGTGCTGAAGAAGGTGGTAACAAAGACAGTGTACCTGATGAGGATACTGAAATGGAATTAACACCTGAAGAACAAAAAGAGCTTGATGCTGATGATGCAACAGAAGCCACAGGAGAAACAACAGATGAAAACTCTGAAACAAATAGTTAAAGAATCAGATTTTGCAAACCCAAAGTCACCTGGTGACAAGGCTTTTGTAGACAAACATATAATTCAAAAAACTGATTATCCTCATAAACCAAAAGATGGTTCTAATGATGATATTTTTTCTGGTAAGAAACAGAAGAGAAAAAAGAAAAGAACTGATCACGAGCCAGATGATAAAGCAGTATACGAAATGTCTGATGCAAAAATGAAAAGAAAAGAAGAAATTGTTAAGGGCATGAAAAAGAATACACATGAGTTTATTAAAAGATATGGTAAAGATGCAGAAAGTGTTATGCATGCTACTGCTACTAAACAAGCTCAAACAGAAGATACAGTTTTAGAAAGTATTATAAATGCTACAGAAGATAAAGTTGTAACTGTAGAGAATAAAGAATTCAAACTTACATTAGAAGATTCACAAGCATTAAAAAAAATCTATGAAAGTTTAAATGACGAAAACAAAAAAGAGTTTGAACAAAAACTTTTAACAAAAAGTGGAACGCAACAACTAATTAGTTTTGCATCACAGTGGGGAGTATAAGTAAATGGCTAGTCAGATATTATCAAATCATTTAGCTCCAGGTGGTGGTAAAGTAGTAGTACTTTATAAACCTGGTTCTGCATCTGTAGTTAATCTTGCATTGTCAGGTTTAGCAGCAACTGGAGAAACAGTATCTGAGGCAGCAATATCACGTATATTTTATACTGGTTCAGGACAATTAAAAATAGCTAGGAATACAACAAACGTATTCATATCTGGTGATACAGACGACTCATTTGATTTTGATTTCAAAGCAGCTGGTTGTTTGTTAAGTGCTAATAGTGATCAAGCAATAAATGTTACATTTGCTGATGCAAATAGTACTGCAATTATTGAATTCCAAAAAACTTCAAATTATAGCTCAACAACATATTAGGAAAGACTAATGAAACTTATTACAGAGTTAAACGAAGAAGTAAAATATATCTTCGAAGAAGATGAAAAAACTAAAAAGAAAAATTACTTTATAGAAGGTATCTTTATGCAAGGAGATATTAAAAACCGTAATGGTAGAATGTATCCTAAAGAAGTTCTTGCTAAAGAAGCAGCTCGTTACAATAAAGAATACATTCAAAAGAATAAAGCATATGGTGAGTTAGGACATCCACAAGGTCCTACAATTAATCTTGAGAGAGTATCTCATATGATTAAAGAATTAACACCTGATGGATCCAACTTTATGGGTAAAGCAAAAGTTCTTGATACACCTTATGGTAACATAGTAAAAAATTTAATAGACGAAGGAGCACAGCTTGGCGTTAGTTCCAGAGGTATGGGAACATTAAAAGACAACCGAGGATCTCAAGAAGTACAATCAGATTTTATGTTATCAACAGCAGCTGATATAGTTGCAGACCCCTCCGCACCAGAAGCATTTGTTAATGGTGTAATGGAAGGAGTTGAGTGGGTTTATGATGCAGCTTCATCTTCATTCCGTAGTATGGAAATTGTAGATGAAATTGAAAAAGTGGGAATAAAGGATGCGAAAAAACTAGAAGAACAGAAGATTGTTATGTTCGAGAAGTTTATGCGTAGCTTATAATAATTAAATTTTATAAATAATAGAATAATAGGATATTAAATCCGTTCTAGAACAACAAGAGGAGTCCAATGATGGCCAAAGAAGAAATCAAACAGGTAGTCGAAGATGACGATCTGCTAGAGGCCAGCGAGGCTACTGACGAGAAACAACTCGACGAGTTTAAAGCTGATGCTTCCGGTGGTGAAGGTGCTTTGACATCCGTAATTAAGGGTGCAGAAGTTCCAGAGCCAGCAGGCACTGGCTCAGCAGCTCGAGGTGCTGATAAATCAAATGGAGATTCTATGAATTCTCCAGTTGCAGCAACAAAAGCGTCAGTATCTAAAGCTAGCTTAATCTCACAAGTCATGGGCAAGATGAACACAATGACAAAAGATTCATTGCAAAAACTTGCAGGGGAAGTAGATACGTATGGTAAAAATAAATTACCAGCATCTAAACCTCAATCCCATGGTAAAGATTCAATGCCTAAATTGGCAGCTGGTAAAGTTACACAGCAAGAAGCTATAGACGCTACTGCTGAGATCTTTGCTGGAGAGGAGCTATCAGAAGACATGACTTCTAAAGCTCAAACAATTTTCGAAGCAACAGTAAATGCTAAGTTAATTGAGCTGTCCAATCATATGCATGAAGAATATAACAAAAAACTTGATGAAAGCAAAGAAAGTTTTCAGAAAGATCTAACAGATAGAGTAGACGAGTATCTTGATTACGTCACTGAAGAGTGGATGAAAGAGAACGAAGTTGCAATTGAGAATGCGCTTAAAGTCGAAGTTGCTGAAACATTCATAACAGGTATCAAAAATCTATTTGCAGAAAATTATATTTCTGTTCCAGAAGAAAAAGTTGATCTTGTTGATGAATTAGAAAAGCAAAAAGAAGAGCTTGAAGGAAAGTTAGAAGAACAAACTCAAGCTACTATAGATGCTAAGAAAGTTTCTGAAGGATTAGAAGCATTCAAAGTATTTGCAGAAGCATGTGAAGGTCTAACCATCACACAAAAAGATAAGTTAACAAAACTTTCTGAAGGAATAGAATATGCTGATCAAGAAGATTATAAACATAAGATTGATCAATTGAAAGAACATTACTTCACAAATAAGAAAGCCATTACTGAAGCAGAAGATCTTAATAGTGACCCTGTAGATGTAGATGCAGAGGCACCAGCTAAAGAGTCTGGTCCAATGAGTGTATATTCACAGGCGATCTCAAGAAGTATTCGTAAATAATAAACAAAGACCCAAGGAGGGAAACCAACAATGCAATTAACTGAAGAGCTACAAAATAAGTGGCAGCCCATACTTGAGCATTCAGATCTTCCAGAAATTAAAGATCCTCATAAGCGTCAAGTAACTGCAGCTTTATTAGAAAATACAGAGCTTTCTCTTAAAGAGCAAGCCCAGTTTGCGCCTCAGAGCTTATTAGAAACATCACCTACAAATGCAATGGGTGCATCAAGTTCTACAGCTTCTGACGGAGCAATAGACATATACGATCCAGTTTTAATATCTCTTGTAAGAAGAGCTATGCCAAACTTGGTAGCATATGACATCATGGGCGTACAGCCAATGACAGGTCCAACCGGACTTATCTTTGCAATGCGTTCAAGATACACATCACAATCAGGTACAGAAGCATTCTACAACGAAGCAAATACAGCTCATGCTGTATCAGCAGTTGTAACTGAAGCAGCATCTACTGTCGGTAAATCTGACGGTAACTTAGGAGATTCTCCTGCTGACGGTTACTTAAACTCATCTGCATCTAATGTAGAACTTTACAACTTTATGTCAGGTATGACAACAGCTCAAGCTGAAGCAGCTGAAGCACAGACTACAAACACAATACCTGAAATGGCATTTAGTATAGAAAAGATTTCTGTAACAGCATTATCACGTGCTCTAAAAGCTGAGTACACAATGGAATTAGCACAAGACCTTAAAGCTATCCATGGCTTAGATGCTGAAACAGAATTAGCTAACATCCTTTCAACTGAAATTTTAGCTGAAATCAACAGAGAGCTAGTAAGAACTGTTGGTACAATTGCTAAAGTTGGAGCACAAGAAGGAACAACTACTGCTGGTAAATTTGACCTTGACACCGACTCAAACGGTCGTTGGATGGTTGAAAAGTTCAAAGGCTTAATGTTTGCAATCGAAAGAGAAGCGAACGCGATAGCAAAAGGCACAAGGCGTGGTAAAGGTAACATAGTTATTTGTAGATCTGATGTTGCATCAGCATTACAAATGGCAGGTGTCCTAGACTACACACCAGCTCTTAACTCAAATAACCTAGCTGTTGATGATACAGGGAGCACCTTTGCAGGAGTTCTTAATGG